GTTAAATACCATATAAAAGTGCATTAAGAGTAATGAAGGATGCACTATCTAAAATGTTTGTTCCTCCACTATCAGTAGCAATCTCTATTGTGTATTCTGCTGATACAATAGAATCAGTGCCGCTGTTAAAAACCTGAATACCCTGACCAACGTTTAACGGCAACCACCCAGTAGAAGCTGTTGCTGAGTTACCGAATCCACCTGAGAAAAATGTTCTTGTAAACCGAATATGGTAAGTTGATCCAGCGTCAGCAGTTGTAGCCCAATTACCTTCTATAGTTCCAAAACCTGCTTCAAGAAAGGCGTCCCAAGTACCATCAGAGTTAAAATCCAGAGAGACAAATACAGATTCTCCAGGAGCAAGAGCCTGAGCCTCAAAAGGCTCTGCAGAAATTATTGATGCTAAAGAAACGTTAAATTTACTATAGAAGTCAGCACCAAGTCTAATAGCTCCTGAAGGAACCCCAGCAAGAGTCCTAAAGGCCGCAGAACCTAAAGCACCCTGTGTATTGAAAGCACGGCCCAACTCAAGGTTGATCGAACGGGTGAATGTGTTACCACCAACACTCATTTGGCCATTTGCAGCTAAAGTCATTTATTATTCCTTAAACCAACTTAAATATGATATATTTATGTGTTATCTTCGTGCCTGAGTTTGGCAAGGATATAGTCTTTGACCAATGAACTTCGTACAATGTCATCAGGAGTAAACTCTATTTTAGTGAATGCAGACATATGATAGGCAATATCAAAGAACTTAAGAATGCCACTCATATCATTCTTTTTCTTGTTCAAGTCAGTCTGCCTATAGTCACCACACCAAAGAATCTTTGATCTGTAACCCACTCGAGTCATCACAGTATCAATCTCTTCGAATGTTAAGTTCTGCATCTCATCAACAATAATGATCGCATCATCGAAAGACATTCCTCTAATAAATGATGTAGAAATAAACTCAATAAAGCCTTGCTCCTCAAGTCTATCCCAAGCATCCTTACGGTCAAAAAGAGTCTCACAGATCTGACGATAAGGTTGTTGATAGATTTCCATCTTCTCATGGACATCACCAGGAAGATGCCCAACCTCTCGTGACTGAACAGCAGAACGAACAACAATAATCTTTCTGAAGGGATTACTCTTGTCCATCACCTCTTCTAATGCTTTATACAAAGCACAGAACGTTTTACCAGTTCCAGCTACCCCATGCAATGCAACAAAGTAGTCTCCTCGTTTGTAAGCATCAAAGAATAACTTTTGATTGTCTGTCAAAGGATCAAATGTCTTTAGATCATCCAATCTAAGCTTCAATGAGTTATTAACAACTCTGACTCGCTCTGAATGGACTGACTCAGCTTCAACAGATTTAAGTGTTGCTTTTCTTACCATATGCTTCCTAACAAGATTCAAAAGGTATTGATACTATTTCTCCTACCACTACCTGCTTTAACTTTACGGAGCAAATCACGGAAGCCATCATCTGGCTTCTTACCGGTTGGGCTATAAACAAGGGAAGGAGCACCCATTATTGACTCAAGATCTGGATTCTCTGATAAGTAATCATCCTTAGCTCCCATGGACATAAACTTATCAAAGACTTCACCAGTCTTAATATTGCGAAAACTGTAAGTAGGCAATTACTTTGCCTTAACTGATCTTGCAGCTGGCTTGGCTTTACCTTCAGCTGGCGCATCACCAGGGAAAGGCCATCCAGCTGGATTTTCTTCCTTCTTAGCACGAGGCTTACGAGGAGCTTTTGGCTTAGCTAAAACAATCTCAGCAGGCACTTCAGCTAATGGAATAGCAGTACTACCATACTCTTCTTGTTTAACAGCTTCCGGAACAACTTCTTTGACTTCTTGAGCAATAACAGCTGGTTCTGTTCCACCATTAGCTGATGGTGGATGTGCTGTAACTGGATTGGATGAACCAACAGCACCTTGCTCCAAGTTCTTAGCCATATTGTCAAATGCTTTTGCACCAGCATCAACAGGAGCTGTAGAAGTTGCTACAGGTTCCATTCCTAATAATTTCTTCAACCACTTCATATATTTCCTTTACCGATAATCATCGTACTCTAAGTTTTTAAGTTCTCGAAGATCTTTCTTCTTCAATACATTATCTATATTGCGATACATCTTACGATCATGAAAGCTCTGCTTGAGCTTATAAACGTGATGACTATCATAATCGTCATCCTTCTTCTTACGTTTATCCTGTTGCTTATTCATTTATTATTATTTTTCCTGTGAGATAAGTCCTGGAAAAGCTGAGTTAACCAGCTTTGTTGTAATTCCTTTATAAGGAATCTTTTTATCTTTAGCAGCAAGTATCAGCTTAGCATCTTCTTTATCAATGCTCTCTAAAAGACTAATAAACAATTGCTCTCTTCGTAGTGCAGTAAGGTTATCATTACCACCTTCTAAGAACAAATATAATCTACGAGCCTCTTGATACAACATGGCTTGTGTATCATCATAAGGACTAGGATTATAAGGAGGCTGACCTTCTGGCAACTTCCACTTGATAGAGGGATCTAAAGCACACTTCAATATTTGTTGAAGGACAGGAGAGTTCAACTCTTGAAGCTTCCTTACTTTATCATCAGTAGTCTTTTGTTCAGATACAATCTTTAAGATCTCTGATATGCCAAGTTTTCTCATTTACTATTCACCATATTAAAACTCGTTGATACTCTCTATTAATGTTTTGAGCTTATGTTTAACAAAGTAATTGAACAACTTATCTCTAGGCTTATCTTGCTGAGAACGATACTGTTCAATCACAGCTTGGGAAATTGATTTAGGAGTAAATGTGAGATCGATGAGAGAGTTGTTTCTCATAAAGTTTGATCTAATTTCTGAATTATATGTGGATGGATCAACAGCAAGGAGCTCAGCCATCTTCTTAGCAGTAAGAGGCTTTTGTCTAACGCCTTCGATGAGGCAGTTGTCGGGCGATAACACGTTTGGAATTCCATCCCCACGATCACCTTTAAGGACTAACTCTTTCAAGAACTGTGCTGGATCTTTGCAAGTGATGTTCTTTTTATGAATAGGATCATACTGGCTAACATTTACATACGATTGTAACTGAACAAAATCCTTATCGCCAGACAAAATAAGAATCTTTTCAGCAGATGAACTATTTAGTGAAACACCAAATTCCGCAACCAGACAACCAATAACGTCATCTGCCTCTGCACCTTCTACCTGGATGATGGGGTAAGGAAAGAACTCTTTAAGTTCTTGTTTAATAGTGTTGAGTGTATTGAAAAGAGTTGTCCAATCAATCTCAGACTTCTCTCTATCTTTCTTACGATTGCCTTTGTAAGCTGGAAACTGCTCACGTCTCCAATACTTCTTATCATCACAAGCAATGACAAGCTGACCATAACTTTTATATTTGGTCTTAAGGTTACGGATAGAGTTGAGAACCATGTGGCGAACAAGGTTTTCTTCAATCTCTACATTTGTATGATTTCCAAGTTGCTGAAGCACATTGGAGATCATGATTTGGTTTAGGTCAAGGATTATCATATTAATATTGTAACACGTTACACAATTTTAATCAACTGATCAGTGACGTCCTGTAGTTCATGTTTAATGTTCATTGTACGGAATACACCACTCTTGATAGACTCTAACACCATACCAATGTCTTTCTCATCCTGGATGTAAAAGTTAAACGATCCTAGGTGGTTTAAGAGGTCTGGTACCACTTCATCAAGTGCAGCTTCAACTGCATCTCTTTGGTTCTCATCAATCTTGGAAATCACTTCCTCTAACGACTGAGGAGCAGTGTCTAGTTTTTCCTTAGGAAAGAAAAGGACTTTATTACTCATAGCTTCAATTCGTGGTTATCATCCTTAGCCAAGAAGTGCTTAGAACGAATAGCTTGAGCAATTGAATGCATTAGGATCTGATGACAATCCTCAACAATACCGTAGTTATCAGAAGGGACATGAACAATGTAATCAGCCAACTCATAGTCAACAACTTGTCCGCCGTTGAACCCAACAAATGCCATTGTTTCTAAACCCTTTTCACCAGCCTTACGAAGACCTTTAACAATGTTCTTTGAGTTGCCACTAGCTGAAATAGCAATTGCTAATCCTCTGTTGTTGGGGAATGCTTCTATTTGTTTAGAAAAGATGTCATCATAACTGTAATCGTTTGCAATAGCAGTAATCAAAGCCATGTTGGAAGCTAAGCTGATAATGTTTGATTGCAAAGGAGTATCATGTCTTACTCCTTTAGTGTGATCACATGAGAAGTGTTCAGACAAAGCAGCTGAACCTCCATTACCAAACACATAGATTGGTGACTGCTCTTTAGCATACATCTCAATCACTTTGATAGCTTCACTTATTTTATACCTATCGATTTTACTCAATGCCTCTGTCACACCAGAAGCATAAGCATCAAAAAAGAATGACTTCATTTATTCATCTCCACTACACTACCTTGATTGGTAAAATTAAAATCAAATATCTCATAGTTACTTAGGGCTTTAATGACCCGTGCTTGGCTCTTAAGAGGAACATACATTAACAAGTAACCTCCACCGCCAGCACCTAAAATTTTACCACCCAAAGCACCAGCCTTCATGGCTTTACCATACATCTCGTCTATTGTAGAGTTAGAAATGTTATTAGACAACTTCTTTTTAATGTCCCATGAATCACCCAACAAAGAACCAAAGTCATCTAACTGTCCTTTGATTAGGAATTTGAATGCATCCTCCGCCATATCAACCATATGAGCAGTATTATCCACATTAACCACATCTTTAAGCCCCTTTACCTGATCTTCTAGTATCGATGAAGCCTGTCTAGTGATTCCTGTATTGAAACAAATAAGGTTATCATTCAACCTAGAAGCTGTATCAGTAGTTATGTTGATTGGGATAACAGTTGCATCGTTACCCTCAAACGTAATAGCATTGAAACCACCAAAGGCAGCGGCATACTGATCTTGTTTGCCAATTGGTTGATTGCACTTTTCAATTTCAATATGACAAGCAAGCTCAGCTAGTTCATAGTTATTGTATTGAGTTTTAGACATCTCCAGGATTGCCTTCAACAAACCAACAGTAAATGTTGAAGACGATCCTAGTCCAGTTCCTTTTGTTGGTATATCAGAGAAAGAAGCAATCTCAATATGATTGTCGATACCGTAGTATAGTAATACTTCTCTTACACGATCATGCTTAAGTAGGGATGAGTGATTGACGATTTCAATTTCAGAGTACACTACTTTGGTGTGAGCTGTACGAGTTCCATTAACTGCAATGTAGATCGGTCTATCAATAGTTGTTGATATAACCAATCCTCTGTTGTTGTTATAAAACTGAGGGATGTCACTCCCTCCTCCGAAGAAGCTGACCCTCAGTGGAGTCTTTGTGATAATCATTTTACAACGTAATGGAACATTGCTTGTTCTTGCTTCTGCATTCTACGAGACTGCTCATCAGGATGTCTAGCCTTCAATTGATGCATCACATCTTCCCATTGGCCAGCAATTTTACTCCAGTTGTATCTACTATCCGCATACATCTTAACAAATCTCAAATAGTTCTGCATTTCGTCATTGTTAACAACACTTATTGCGTGATCAAGAGCATGGTAGAATTTATTAACATGCACTTGAGGGTTTTCGTCCCATTGGTACATGAATGTTAAACCACCAGCTGTGTCTGACAAACCAGCCAAGTTGGGATGAACACACATTAAACCAGCACTCATTGCTTCAATGACACTACGACTGTTACACTCTGACCAAATAGAAGGGTAAGCAAGGATGTGACTCTTTTGTAGATATTCGCGTACTGTGTCGTTGTCTGCAAATCCATGATAAGTGACCTTTGGATGAGCTTTGAGTTTATCAAACAGTTCTGAGTATCTCTTATCAGCATCACCCCAACCATAAATTGCAAAACTAGAAAAAACATCTAGATGGATGTTGTCATGCTTTTCACACAGCTTTTCAAAAACGGGGTATAACAATTCCAACCCACGTTGTGGGGTCGATGTATAGATTAGACGAATTTCTTCCTTAGACTTAGGAATAAGCGGGATAGGCTCGATTGGAGTCTCGATCACAACACACTTATCATCTTGTGGCACACCAAGCTTTGTCACATACTGATTGTACTGCCAATGACCACAAAACACCAACTTATGAAAACGGTCTCGACTAGACTTATCCTTTAAGTGATTAGTTTCTGGGTCTTCAGGTAAATCATGTAACCAATAAACCCGGATCTTATCATCTTCAATATTGCGAACACGTGAACATATTACTTGAAAGTCATCGGCCAATCCTTCAGGTAGACGTTCTGCTAGCCCACGCTTAACCATTTCAGTCCCACCTTTGGACTTAATTGAAATCTCATTCTCTTCAAACATTTAATTTCCTTGCTTCAATAGCATCATTAATCATATCTTCAATCAGATGGTGTTGATATACAAACCCCGTTTCTTCCTTGAACTTATGGGGATTGGCAACAAGGTAAGCTGGATCACCCTGACGTTTACCAACAAAGTCATACTGACGGTGGCCTGTTACATTATAATACTTCTCAACCATCTCTAGTACTGATGTCCCCATACCTAAGCCAAGATTGTAAGCTCTATAACCAGGATCGTCAATTGTTTCATAAGCATGGATCATTGCTCTGCAAATGTCAACAACGTGGACATAATCTCTTACACAAGTACCATCTGGTGTATCAAAGTGTTCGCCATTGATCTTAAAGTTAACTTTATCTTTTTGAGCTTGGATCAGTTTGCTAATCAAGTGAGGTGTATTATCTTGAATTCCAACGTCACCATAGCTTCCTGCTACATTAAAGAAGCGAAAACAAGTTATAGGCGTGTTAAACACGTTACAATACGCTTGTATCACCTGCTCACTCATCCACTTACTCAGTCCGTAGTTGTTAGGTGAGTCTTTATGGAAGTCTTCACTAATTGGAGTCTTATCATAGTTAGGAGCATAGACAGCAGCACTACTAGCATAAACTACTTTGGGAAGAGGTTTACCATCCCATCCAAGTTTAGTTAACATCTTGGAAGTATTACCAACGTTGTTAACAAAATACACCATCGGATCATACGCACTAGGTCCCAACAAACTGTTAGCAGCTAAGTGAAATATACCATCTACCTCTGAGGGAATGCAATTAGAAAAGCAAAGATAAAAGTCCTCATCAACATACTTTGATTGACTACCAGGACCATTATCAGTACCAATTACATAATAACCTTGCTCCTTGAGCATTTTGCAAAGAACAGAACCAATGTAGCCTCTATGGCCTGTAACAAGAATTCGCTTCATCATTTTGTATATCCCAAATCTCTCGAAACAATGCTTTGGTAAGATTTTGGCATAAGACTTGATAAGTCGGAAGCAGTAGTACCGTTGAATCCACTGGGGATAGTACTGACATTAGATGTATTAGCAACACTCATTCTAAAGTTCTCAGCTTCATACACTCTTTTACGAAGAGCTGAGCTACTATAAGGATGCTCTCTTAAGTGATAGTGAAGTTCAACACCATTATCCAAACACCACTGCTTTCCAGTAAATGGTTTGGTTTTATACTCATCTCCAAGGAAGCGAATGTTAATGTGTTGAGTCTTAAGCATATTCATCAGATCTTCTTCTGTAGAATATACTAAAACTTCATCAACATATTTGCATGCTGATACCTGACTGAATCTCTCGTAGATAGATTGAACTGGTTTGTTCTTTGTTGTCGGCCTATCAATTGTGGGGTCTGTTTGAATAGCCACAATTAAATAATCACAAAAACGTTTCTCTTCTTTTAACATTGTAACATGACCAGCATGAAACAAATCAAACGTACTACAATTGAATCCTATTTTCATTTCACTCACCTATACTAAAATTAACATAAAGTAATGAGGAGATTTTAAATGATCTCCATTCCCC